CATTTGAATGGTCTAGAGATGTAGTAAATAAATTACAAAAAGATGGTACAGGATTATATTATAGTCCAACTAGAGAACCATCAACTACATCAGAAGGTGTAAATGTATCAGCAATTAAAGTAGATACACTACATGAAATAACTAAAGCGATGCAACCATATTTTTGGTATGTATTGGATTTTATTGAAGACATGAAAAAAGTATTCCCAACACTTAAAGATGATTGGGGTATTTATGTGCCTGAAGTAAAATATCTTTCTCCTGAGCCACTTGTCGATTATACCAATTTAGCCCTCACCAAGTATCCTAACGTACACTTTGTTGGCGATGCATTATCAGCTAGAGGTATAACGGTAAGTGGTGCACAAGGGACATATGTTGCTGAATCACTTTTGGATAATTAAAATAACTTTCGTATATTGATAACAAATAAAAAATAATATTATGGGCATAGAAACAGGACAAACATATCCAAAATCAAGAAAATTAGTAAAAACAGATGGTACCATTGCTTATACATGGGATGGTAAATTACATAATTGGGATGGACCCGCTTTAATACCTGAAGGTAATGAAAAAAGAGCAGAATATTATTTATATGGATTTCAAAAGGATAAAGAGGATTGGAAAGAAATGAGACGCCAAAGAGAAGGTATTCCTTTTTATAAAAACCAATCAATGAAAAATTTATTATCTGATTATAGAAACTAAGATATGAAAATAGGTTTATGTGGTACAATGAGTGTGGGAAAAACTACACTAGTAAATGCTTTAAAGAAAACAAAGCAATTTAAAGATTATAATTTTGCAACTGAACGTAGTCAACATTTAATGTCATTAGGTATTCCATTAAATACAGATTCAACATTAAAAGGCCAAACAGTATTTTTAGCTGAACGTTGTGGTGAACTAATGCAGGATAATATTATTACAGATAGAACTATACTTGATGTAATGGCATTTACAATGAATGCTAAGTCAATATCATATCAAGATAAAGAAGCGTTTGAAGTATATGCTAGTGAATTTATCCGAGAATATGATTATATATTTTACATATCCCCTTATGGGTTAGAAATTGAAGATAATGGTATTCGTGAGACAGATGAACATTATAGAGATTTAATTGATTTTACTATTACAACTCTTATTAAAAGGCATGGTCATAAAGCAGGTAAAATAGAAAAGATATCTGGATCTACAGAGGAACGTATTCAACAAATATTAAATGTTACTAACCTTTAACATATTTATAATAAAATACTTTTGTAATGAAAAAATCTGAATTAAAAAATTATATTAAAGAAAATATTATTTCTGAATTATCTGAAGATAAAGAAACACAACAAAATACTAAAGATACTGAAGAGTTAACTAAAGCAATGAGTGATCTAGCTAAGGCAAAAGAAGAAGCTGGTATAGAAGAAGATGCTACACCAAAAGGTGAAGACTTTTTTTATGATTATTTAGATATTGGTATGTCTTATTTAGATGGATTCGGTAAAAAACATTCTTTAGATGATAGTCAGTTAGAAAAACTAGGTAAAAAAATAGTAGATCAATTATATAAAGGTGATGTTGGTAAAGCATATGATGCTATTGTTAAAAGAGGTGTAATGAAAGAAGAAATTCCTAGTTCTTCTATGTTAAAAATAAACAATAATGTTAAATCTGCTCCATCTGCTGCAAAGGCAATGATAGATTTCTTTAATCAAATGGCAGAAAAGGAACAAATGGATTTTTTAAATAATGCAAAATTTAAGATAGCAATAGATAAATTAAAAGATTTAGCCGGAGATACAGAAGAAACTCCTGTAACTGAAGATGAAGATAAAGAACCATCTAAAGCAGATCTTAAAAAAACAAAAGGTTTAGCTAAAGCAAAAGAAGAATTAGCTTTATTAACTCGTGAGATGAAATCATTAGCTAAAAAGTATTCTAAAGCTGAGGGTGAAGAAAAAGAAAAATTAGTTAAAGTCTTAAAAGATAAAACTAAATTAAAAAAAGAGTTAGAAGCTATTATAGATAAATAAATATGAAATTTAACGAAAGGTTTTTTTATTTATTAAAAATTATTATTTTATTAGTTATTGTAGCTTGGTTATTATTTTCCAATGAAGAAGATTATACTGAAGATTACAATGCTAAAATAATAGCCTTAGAACAAAAAGTTGATTCATTACATCATATGAATGATAAATTAACTTTTAAAATTGATACATTAAATGTTCAAATATCAAAATTAGACAAACAAATTGGTCTAAAAGATAATAGAATAAAAAATTTAAAATGGAAAGTAAATGAAAAAGTTAATGCCGTTGATTCTTTTAATAATGATGAGCTTACAAAGTTTTTCACAGACCGTTATAGACAGTACAACGATTCAGTTAAAAAGGCCGATAGTAAAATTAGTAATTAAAGACTTAATTAAGGGTGATGGAGCTAAAGAAGAACTATCACTTAGTATTAGTAAAATAAATTTATTAGAACAAAAGGTTATTTTAAAAGATAGTGTTATAAAAAATTTAAATTTTCAAATAGGAAATTTTGAATCTATAATGTTAACCAAATCAGATCAATTAAGTCTATCTCAAGAATTATCAAAAAGACTTCAAAACGATTTAAAAAAACAAAAATTAAAAACTAAATTAATGGGAGGTGCTGGGATAGCAGCAATTATAGGAACAATATTTTTACTAAAATAATATATGTCTGACCTAAAAAAAGTAATACGCCAGGAATATTTAAAATGTGCTAAAAATCCAGTACATTTTATGCGTAAATACTGTTATATACAACACCCCCAACGTGGTCGTATACAGTTTAATTTATACCCTTTCCAAGAAAAAGTATTAACGTTATTTCAAGAAAATGATTATAGTGCTATATTAAAATCTAGGCAACTAGGTATATCAACATTAGCAGCAGGTTATTCTTTATGGTTAATGACTTTCCATAAGGATCGAAACGTATTAGCACTAGCAACTACACAAGCAACAGCAAGAAATTTAGTAACAAAAGTACAATTCATGTGGGAAAATTTACCTTCATGGCTTAAAGTTGATTCTGCTGAAAATAATAAATTATCTCTTAGATTAGTAAATGGTTCAAAAATACAAGCAAAATCTTCAAATGCAGATGCCGCAAGATCAGAAGCAGTATCTTTGCTAATAATTGATGAGGCAGCTTTTATTGATAACATTGCCGAAACATGGGCTTCTGCACAACAAACCCTAGCAACGGGTGGTGGGGCTATAGTATTATCAACTCCATATGGTACAGGTAATTGGTTCCATCAAACTTGGGTTAAAGCAGAAGCTGGTGAAAATGATTTTTTACCTATCAAATTACCTTGGTATGTACACCCAGAAAGAGATCAAACTTGGAGAGATGCACAAGATGCTTTATTAGGTGACCCTAGATTAGCAGCACAAGAATGTGATTGTGATTTTAGTACTTCAGGTGATATAGTATTTTATAATGAGTATTTAGAATTTTATGAAAAGTCTCATATTAAAGAACCTATGGAAAGAAGAGGTGCGGACCAAAACTTATGGGTATGGGAATCTCCAGATTATAGTAGGGACTATATGGTAGTAGCAGATGTTGCCCGTGGAGATGGAAAAGATTTTTCTACTTGTCATGTTATGGATGTAGAAAATAATGTACAAGTAGCTGAATATAAAGGGCAATTAGGTACTAAAGAATTTGGCCATTTACTAGTAGGTTTAGCTACTGAATATAATGAGGCAATGCTTATTATAGAAAATGCAAATATTGGTTGGGCTACAATACAAGTAGCTGTTGATAGAGCATATTCAAATCTTTACTATTCACAAAAGAGTGACTCCTCCAATGCTAATTCGTATTTTGATAGATATCAAGACCACTCCAAAATGGTAGCTGGTTTTACTATGTCATCTAGAACGCGACCTATGGTAATAGGTAAATTTCAAGAATATATAGCAGATAAAGGAGTAACTATACAATCAAAAAGATTAGTAGAAGAAATGAAAGTGTTTATTTGGAAAAATGGTAGGGCAGAAGCGCAAACAGGATATAATGATGATCTAGTTATGGCTTTTGGTATAGCTATGTATATTAGAGATACAGCACTAAAATTAAGACAACGAGGTTTAGATATAACTAGAAAAACATTAAATAACATAAAAGTAAATAGAACAACATATCAAGGAGGATATTTTGCTAGTGGCAATGAT